TGAGGAACACGAGTAGATTTCTTAACAAATGTAAGATCAGCAGAGTAGCTTCCAAGTTTAAGCTTGAAGTCTTTACTTACTGGCTGAGCATAAGCAGTAGAAGTTAAGAAAAAGAAAAATAGAATCATTTGTCTAAACATAGAATCTCCATTAAGTGGCAATTGATTTCATTGCATACAGACTCTAGATCCTTAATCTTCTCTGCACAGAACTCATCCATTTCTTTTTTACAAGTATTGATGAGAGCTTCTTTGTCTTGAAGACAACGTTTTGAAGATTCGAGTACTTTAGTACTGCAAGTATTAAGAGATTCCTGTATTGGTTTACAGATAATCTCTGGGTTTGGTTTAGAAGGCCAAAATAAGATAGGCACTAATAAACCTAAGCAAAAAGACAAAGCAATAATATATTTAGTATTCACTTGAAACCTTTCTGCTTAGGAGTATCAGTAGGAGCAAGTTGTTGTATATGCTTAGAGATATATACAGCCTGCATTTTTAGATCTCTCGTTTTTGCTTCTTTTAAAGTAATCATCTCGTAAGATTGTTTATGGGGAGTTTCAACAAGTCCTACGATCTTACCTCTTTGAATTAAAGTCTTCCTGACTCTATCTAGAGTATTACCGATGAAGTTATCACCAGCTTCTAGATAGTAGAAGGTTTTATCAGAGTATAAGTAAATTCCTACGTCAGTATCTTTAGCCATCTAGTTCTCCTTCATCATATTCGTCGGCTTCTACATACTTAACAGATTTACCATCAGTATGCACATAGCCTGATTCTTTTAGTTCTTTGAATGTCTCCGCATCTCGCAAAGCTTGCTTTGGATCGATGGGAAGTAGACTTACAGTAGAAGGATCAAGGTCAAGAATAAGCTTGTCCTTGAATCCAGAGATCTTGTTCTTTGTAAAGTGCAAGAGCAACCTTGGGCGCATATTACCTTCAGGATCACGCCAGAAGATCTCGGCGTGTTCCTTGCGATCATGGATATCATTGTATACATGCCAGATAACGTTAGGACGATACATCAAAGCGCGAGCATCTGCTAAGTCATCATCTACTGGAAGTTTAATCTTGCTATGATCCATAGGCATATTTTTACGATACTCTGCAGTAGCGATCATACAAGCATGATATTTCACAGTGAGATTCTTTTGTTGGTTTGAGATTGCAGTCATTCGAGCAGATTGTTCCAAATTCATAAACTCAATATAGTTGTGCGTATTATCACACACCATCATGATTTTACGATTAGGATATCTATTGCGATAGTAGCGTAGGTTTTGTTCGAGTGTTGATAGCGTAGGACCATCTTCACTATCAATAATCACCAAACGCTCTTTCTCAATAAGCTCTCTGAAAGTCTCATTAGCTCGCTTAAAAGCTTCCCAGTATTCTTCACCTCTGCCTCTAAGATTAAGCTTTGGTTGAACAACCATACCGATGGTAAGAGTTGGACCTTCTGGGCAAGTCATACGATAGATATTAGTTTTAATACGAGGCTCAATTTGTTCATAAGAGTCGTCAGTAGAGTGAATAATAACTAGAGAATTCTCATCACTCAAAGCAACGTCAGTAGCAATCATTAAGCAAGTAGCAGTTTTACCTGAGTTAGCACGACCACCGACATACATAAGGGTGCCGGTTGTCCACGGCATACCACCGTTCATGTTAGTAGCAAATTGCTTAAAATAGTTCATCTTAAAAGAAGTAGCAGAGTCATCATCTTGACTTTCTTCTCTTAGCTGTTGAATAGCTTCAAAGCGGCTAATCTGGTAATTGATACCGATAGAGTCTTGCTTGAACTCTTTCTCGATAAGCTCTACTTGCTGCTCATGCTTAGCAATATGAGAACGAATAGCATCAGGATCTTCAGTAACTGCTCGTAAGTAAGATTCTGCAGCGGCTTTTGTTTTATCAAGCCTCTCAGAAAACTTATTATTACGAATAGAGTTTACGTCAGCAGCAATAGAACCAGCAGAGACTGTCGTGAATTGCGACAACTCTTTAATATAAAGCTCACGCTTAACGTTAGCTTCTTCTGCTGCAATGATTGGAATCATCTTCTGACAAATAACATCTGGCGTATCTTGATCAGAAAAAGAATTAAGCTGCCATTCAAAGGCAGTCATCTTATGAAGATTCCAATAAGCCTCTGCGCTATCTTTACCCTTCAGGAAATCGTCTACGTCCTTGAAATCGCCTTCTGGTGGCATTACTACGTGAATAGTAAAACCAGAAGTAACCTTGAGAATAGATTCAAGAACTCGTTGAGTAGCAGCATAACCTGCTTGGTCCCAGTCAAAGTTCAAGAAGATCTTTCTAATCCCTAGTTGCTTGAGAAGTAGTAGATGAGCTTCAGTAAAAGCAGTGCCACATACAGCAACAGCGTTCTTAACACCAAGGCGATAAAGCTGCATAAGATCGCCTGGACCTTCGACAACATAGAGTCCATACTTCTTAGCTTCCTGATAGGCAACATCCAAGCCCATGAGAGCTTGGTTTTTCTTGTAGATTAATGATTCTGGAGTATTGATATATTTTGGAAGTTGTTTTTCTTCATGACCAATATTACGGCAAATAAAACCAAGAGTACGCTTTACATGATCTTTGATTGGGAAAGTTACCTTATCTTCACCAAAGTAACTTGTATAGCGAGTCTTAATAAGATTTGTAGAGTTAATATACTCAGCGCTCCAACCTCGCTCAATTAGCTTATTGATCAATACAGTCTGATCAATAGAGCCAATAGGGACACTACGCTGGAGCCAATTACGTTCTACAATGTATTCGTTATCTTGAAGAGATAGCGAAGCCAAGACATCTGAAATATCCTGAGCAATCTTGTAGAGGTTAATACGCTCTCTATCTTCATCTGTAAGCGTGCCTGGGGAGTATTCGATACCCATGGTAGCAGCAAGCTGAGGAAGCGTAACAAATAGCCATTCAGGACCATTTGTTGGCAGGTTATCAAAGTGGTTTGCTACGGTGAAGATATCACCATGGAATCCACAACCAAAGCATTTTACAGCTTCGTTACCTGCCTTCGGGTTAACGTGCATGCTGGGACTAGAGTCATCATGCACAAAGCATTTGAACTTCTTGGTATAGTCAAAATCCTTACCAAGTTTAATCTTAAGATAGTCTAGTAGTTTACCTCTTAGCAGGGTTACAACTTCATCGACCTGGGTAATGTACAATTAAATCTCCTTCTTTTATTTTAGTAAAATATGGGGGTGGCTTTCTTGTAAGCCAGAAGTAGTTATTCGAACAAATTTAACATTGTCAGGATTTAATTCCTGGATACAGTTGATACCTAAATACGAAATCGCAGAAGCAATTGCTGATTTAGTTTGATTATTAAAGTCGGCAAAAGAGCCGGACTTATAAATCTTTCTATTAGATTGCACGCCTTCGGGCGTACCATTTACCTTTCCTCTGCGTTGAACCTGAAACTCCTTGGAAGCCTGACCTCTGTAGTATTTATAAGGCTTTCCAAAGAAAGATTCTTGCCAACCATGAGACTCATCTATAGACGATAACATTCTACCTAGCATTACAGCATTAGCTCCGGCAGCAAGATACTTGATAATATCTCCTGAAGATCTAATACCTCCATCTGCTATAAGAATATTGTCTTTATATTTAAAGCTAGATGAAATCTCATAGAGTGCAGAGAGATTAGGATAGCCACAACCAGTAACTATCCTTGTTGAACAAGCACTACCTGGGCCAATACCAACTCTAATATGACTACAATATTCAGAAACGAATAAAGCAGCTTCTGGAGTTGCTACTGTACCGGACATTAGCTTGCGGCACCAGCGAGCTTCTTTATAAAGCTTATAAAACTTAAGAGCTTGTTCAGTAGCTCCGTGAGCAATATCAACGCAGATATTTACTTTGCAAGCAGCACCCTTACCAGAGAAGTAAAGGTTTAGGAAATCATAATCTTCTTTATTTAACCCAACAGAATACCAGAAGTTTTCTTCAAGATGAAAAGTATCAAGAGTTCTTTTCTTCTCTGCATGCGGTAAAAACCTACAAAGCACAGGGCTTTGTTTTTCAGGAAGCATAGCGGCACAAAGATTAAAGCCAGTAACTACATCCATTGGGCTAGAATAGATAAAGCTAGTATTTATCTTAGCTTGAGTTCGTGACTCTAAGCGTCCAATAGTAGGAACCAAGAGCACATCGTCTACTGTTAATCTCGGAGCAGATAAATCATTAATAGAAAATATCTTATCGTTAAGCGCGCGCATTGTTTATCCTTGATAGGTTTCTTTTTAAATAAATAATCTTCTTTTGATTATTATCGACTAAATAGAGAAGCGATGATAAATAAAAAGGTGAATTATATGACTCTTTTAAGCAAGAGAGTAAATCATTTACTAGAAAATCAAAGGCCGCCTCTTTAGAGAACGGCCCATAAGTTTCTAAATACTTATTGTTGATGTTAGCTTCAATATAAAAGTTATTCTGAAGCTTCTCCATCGTCTGTTTCGGGAGCATCTGGATAACATACTTTCTTGTAATCACATAAGCGACATTGCCAATCGCCTTTAATTACCTCTTTAGTTAACTTAGCTTTACCTTCTTCAATTTGCTTTTTACGGCGTTCATGCTGAGCCGTATCAGTTTTATTGAGAAGTCCAGCTTGATACATTTCCTCGATCTTATCTTGAGAATAGATAAGCTCAAAGTCTTTAGGCGGTAAAGTGTTATTTTCTGCAGAATCAAGAATTAATTTATAATTCTGCATAATACTTTGAATAGTAATCCCGCTATTAACTTTATCAGTCTTAACAGGATACTGACCTTGATAGAAAATGTAATCTAACTCATCTACTTGCTCTACAGTAATAAGATACTCGGCAGCCCTGCCTGTATCTCTAGAACCATATAGTAAAATACCTGGGCCCCATTCTTTAGGATTGCCATACCACCATTGATAGATACCTAACTGCATCAAGTGAGCATCTCTTGGTTCACCAAGTTTGTTCATTCGATGATTAGCATCAGTACCAATCACTGAGTTAGCATTAAATCCATAAACAGACTTAACCTCTACAATATGATAAGTAGAGTTCTCTGGATTAAGCACAACAAGGTCGATTTTACCTGATACGTTAAAGGCAGGAATATAAGTAGATATCTGAGTACCTACATAAATACCTGACTCTTTAGCGAGATCGACGCAGTGCTGCTCGTAAAGCTCACCTTGTTTCCAAATCCATTGAGTATATAAACTAGGAGCTAACTTATTGGCTTTAACGTTAGTTACTAGTTCTTCTAGATGAGAATACTTTGGGCTAAACTCATAAAGATCTGAAGCATATCTATAGTATGCTTGGCGCCTACACTTGCCTAGAACTTTGTTATCTACAATAGCAGTAGCTGAACTAGGCCAAAGCGTAGGAGCCTTTTGCTCATCTAAGGGAATCTTACAAAGCTCGTGAGTAATCCAATTAACAAATGACCAGTTACTTTGATAAGACATTGATTCACTTGTCCTGTAGATTAATAGCAGCTTCTTCTACTGCTTGAGCTGCAACATCCTTCATTGAAGAACTTACTTCTTCAAATTGCTTTTTGATTTCGGAAAGACGTTCTTCCTGAAACTTGTGAAACTCTTCATCTAGCTGAATGCCGAGCCCTTTGTCTTCGAGTTTGTCGTAAAGATATTCAACAAGCATTGAGAGCTGGATAATTGAATTGAAGTTATAATCAATACGAGCTTCTAAGGCTTGAGCAAGATTCATTGTGAATCCGAAGGGAGTAGGCTGCTCAGCAACTTCTTTTGGCATATCGGTAGTCATAGTAGACCTTTCTTAGTAGGCAGATGTGAGCCTATGTAAATGGGAGTGGAATCATTGAAGTTGGTATTGCCGGAAGCATCTTGATAGATGACAGCGTAACCATTCATAGCGTTTTTAAATTTTAAGTCTGCTTGAAATTGATAAGGAAGTCTATGAGCCATAGCTCCTTGTTCAATGAGAAGCTTTCCTGAAACAACGCCTTTATATATTTTATGAGTATGACCGACGACTATAGAATCGAAGTCGTCATTATTCATTCTTTCGGAGAAATGGTCAAGTAGTTTTACTACAGTAGCACCAGGATATTTACTAGCAAAACCTGATGGATGACAGAAGATAGTCTGACCAATACGCACATACCAAGAATCTGAACGTTGATAAATTACATTATCAAATTGGATCTTTTCTTCAAGGACAGCTTCATCGTTTAACTTCTCTCCGTTAGCGATTCTAAATAAAAGATCACCTCCATAAACAGAGGAGGCGTCTTTACTAAAACCAGCCATCTTGAGAGCTCTTGATGTACGGTAGTCATGATTGCCAGAGACCAAGACTACCTTGTCGAAGTTATCTGATAAGTAATGTACTAAATCAAAAGCCATCTTGTATTCTTTAATAGCAGCAATATTTTTGCTTTTAGAATAAGTACTAAAGATATAAGCGTCTAAGATATCTCCATTAAGTACAATTACATCTGCATCTGCATGTTGCTTCAGTGCCTTCTCCATATCTTCCCAGAGAAAGAATGGCAGATGTAAATCACTAAAAGAAACGATCTTCTTGTGCTTACTATCGCTTAAACCTAAATCAAGTTTTACAGATCTTGAGCGATGTTCCTTGGCAGTTTGAATAATAAAATCCCAATCATCAGAGTATTCCTTAGTTTCTGTAGGAGCTACTTTGTCTCTTAGGATCTTCCTCCGAACGGCAGATTCGGTTCTTTCTGAAGTAAACCCAGCAAGTCCTTCAGAATGTTTTGAGTTTATTAAGGATGTTATTTCAGTGTAGTTGAGCTTGCCCAAAGAGCGAGCTAATAGTTTTTCCTCTTCAGGTGTCCACTTCATTTTGTATTTTGAATCTTTCTATTGATTGAAGGATTAGTTTTATATCTGGATCAGTAGACTCGACTTTAACGCGGCACTTTAAGATATCAGTTTCAGTAATTTCCATCTTAGAAACCTTGTCCCACAATTGAGGAAACACAACAATCTCAGCACTATTTGTTGAGTCATCTATCTCAAGAAAACCCATCATTTTGCCTGACCTAGTTTTTACTGTTTTTGTAGACAAAACAACACCAGCTACATTTGCGTAAACGCCTTCTTCTAAGGTATCCAGATCTTCTTTATCAATAGAAATAAGATCTAGCGGATGCCCTCCAATATAGCAACCAATAAATTGTGCTTGTTCCATCACCTCTTTAAGATTAAGTGGAACAAGTTTATTGCGCTCTAGTTGAGGAAACTCCGGAAAAGGAAATCTTTGTAACGCTGGCAGGCGTTTCAAAGCTTGTTCTTCCAGGGGGAGTAGCTCGTCCTGGTAGTTGCTTAGAGTAAGCGCATCCTCTGGCTTGTCTTTGCCTTTGGATATTTTGTTTTCTAGTTTCTTGATTTCATTTCTAAGAAAATCTCTACGTTCAATTAGGGGCGCAACCCTAAGATTGTGATTATCTCTTTCAATGAAATCTATTTCTCTTTGTTTATAATCTTCAATATCTTTAATATATTTGTAAATCTCTGAAGTATTATTAAGTAAATGAGATCTTATATATCCCATTTTATCAAAAGCTCCAGCTTTGACTAGAGCCTCGAATACTTTGGTATTTACCTTTTGAAGATTAACTCTATTGAGAAAGTCTTTAATATCTTTAAAAGCAGTATTTCCTCTGCCAGAAATAATTGCTCTTGCAGCTGTTTGACCTACATCTCGGATAGCATTAAGCCCAAAGTAAACTTCATTACCAATAACAGTGAATTCAAAACTACTTTGATTAACAGACGGAGGATTAATATCTACTCCGAAATGCTTTGCTTCCTTGATATACTCAGGAGCCTTAATAGCCCAATGCTTAGGCTGTAAAGTCTTAGATCTCGTAGACATTAGAGAAGTAAAGAACTCTACAGGATAGTGAGCTTTTAGATAAGCAGTAACGTAAGTTAACACAGAGTAACTTACGCTATGCGCTTTATTAAAACAGTTAGACGCTACGAGACCATTAGACAATAAGAAGTTATTAGCTCCACAAAAGGAGCGCACTCCAATATCGTAAACTAATTGCTCTCCAGCGTCTTGCTTGGAGACAATTTTCATTTAAATCCTTAAGATAT